AGGCGGCGTCATAACCACCGCTATTTTGAATTCCGAATGGGAAATCACCGAGGTCCTGAATTCTTCTACCTACACTATCACCGCACCTGTGGAGGCTAACGCGCTTGACACTGGCAATGGAGGAGCGGCTGTCATAGGTGCTTACCAGATCAATATTGGCGAAGATAGAAGCTTTTTTGACTTTGGCTTTGGAACAGGAACGTGGGGAGCGGAAACATGGGGAACACCGCGAACCGTTGTTGTGCAGCCCACACTTTTTGCTAGGATTTGGAAGTTTGATCAATTTGGTGAAATCCTTATTTTGCAGCTTGTTAATGGCGCAATCTATGAATGGGACCCCACTCTTGGAACCGACCAACGTGCCGTGGCAATTAGTAATGCTCCTACCAAAAGTACTTTTGCTCTCGTTTCTTCTCCTGATCGTCATTTGATCTGTTTTGGCACGGAAACCACCGTGGGTACGCCCGGCTCTCAAGACCCTCTTTTTGTTCGGTTTTCCGACCAAGAAAATATCCATGATTTTGTTGAAACCGTCACTAATACCGCTGGTGGACAAAAGCTCTCCGATGGCAACCGGATTATGACTGCTGTCAGATCGCGCGGCCAAATTCTTATTTTCACCGATACGTCGTTGCATGGAATGCAATATATAGGGCCCCCATACACCTTTGGATTCCAACAACTGGGCAGTAACTGCGGGGCGTTAGGGCCACATGCGGCGATTGATGTCAACGGACTTGCGATGTGGCTAGGGCCCGAAGCGTTTTATGCGTTTGACGGCACAGTGACTAAGCTCCCGTGCACGGTCCAAGATTATGTCTTTTCTAACATAAATCTTGTTCAAGATGACAAAGTTTATGCCGCTTTAAATTCCGATTATAACGAGATCACGTGGTTTTATTGCTCGGCTTCTTCGGATTTTGTGGACCGTTGCGTCACCTATAATTACCTTGAAAGTGTATGGTCGATTGGTTCGTTGTCACGAACCTCGTGGCAAGACGTTGATACTTTTCCAAAGCCCGTCTCCACTGAACATTTCCCGTCGAGCACGGCGGCAACCCTGACGACGATTTACGGCTTAACGGAAGGTCGGAGTATGGTCTATAACCAAGAAGACGGCTATAACAAGGCCGATGGCACGGCCATAGACGCCTTTATCCTGTCGGGCTACTTTGATCTAGGCGATGGCGACGACATGGTATATATGCGGCGATTCATTCCTGACTTTAAGGATCAGGCAGAAAACTTGGTTGTTAACCTTTTGTTGCGGCCTTATCCACAAGCGACCGCAAGTCCAAGTTCGTTAGACCCCTATACCATTACGCCTACCACGGAAAAAGTGGATACCCGCGCACGGGGAAGACAGATAGCGATTAAGATAACCAGCTCTGAGGTGGATTCATGGTGGCGATATGGCACTCTTAGAGTTGACATTCAACCGGACGGATTACGATGAGCAAAATCACTAATGTGCGTTTACCGAATGCCGCTACTGGGGAATATGATCCTCAACAGTTCGACCAATTAGTGCGGTCATTGGAACAAATAGTGCTGCAACTCAACAGCAGTTACACCGCCGTGGTTACTCAGAATACGAGCAATGCCCGTGCGTGGTTTGAGGGTACATAAATGGCGGATAAATATTACCACCAGCGCTTAATCCCGTTGGCTGCAACGGAAACGGCTATTTATACTGTTCCGGCGGCCAATGGAGCGATTTTAAAATCGTTGCGAGTAACCAACGCTGACGCAAGTGCCTCCGACATTACGGTAAAGCAATACGACACAGCGGCAGGAACGGCAGTTTTTTTATATAAAGAGCAAAGCTTGGGGGCTGACGCCACAATAGATGTTTTTGCGGGAGTCCCGTGCATTTTAGAAACTGGAAATGTTTTAAAAGTGTTGTCTAGTCAAGCCAATGTTAGTTTTTATCTGTCTTATCTGGAAGTGGACAGAAACTGATAAACTCGCCATAATTGGTGAACATCACGTCTTCCCGGCGTGCGGCCCTGTGCGGCCCCACAATCAAATTAAGGATTGAACATCATGGCCGAAGCGATGCCGGGACCTATGCAGGCTCCCCCACAACCTACGATAGAAGAGTTCACTGCCGTTGAGCAAATACGGGAAGAGATTTCCCCTGTCGAGCTTCACGAAACCCTGCTCTCAGTGGCGGCGGAAGCTGACCCGATGGCCGTTGCAGAATTTAAGTCGGAACTCAGAGACTTAGAATTGCCCCCTGAAGTTCTCGATGTTCTTAATGCGATGGTCGATGAAATCTTAGCTTCTCCTGAACGCTATGCCGAAATTCGTGCTCATTATAAAACTCAAAACATGCCAGATGATCTGCTACCGGAGGTTTTCGACGTAGAGTTTTTTGGCGCGTTCAACATGGCGCTTGACGAACTCCGACTGACATCCGAGATGCCCTCTCGTGCGCCTCAAGGATTTGCTAACGGAGGAGTCGCCAGCTTACGACCAATTCCTGCAGCGATGCTTGCGCGCCACGGACGAAATGGCGACACGCAACTAGCTCACGTTACGCCTGAAGAAATGCGCCTTTTAAAGTCTCGTGGTGGCAGTGGCACAATTAATCCCGTGACGGGACTCCCTGAATTTTGGAATCCTTTAAAATCCATAGGTAAGGCGTTTAAGTCGATTGGCAAAGCCATTAAAAAGTTTGCTTCTTCTACTATAGGCAAGATTGTCATAGCCGTGGCGTTGTTCGTTTTTGCGGGGCCTGCAGCGGCGGCTGCACTGGGTGTAACCGCACCTGCCGGTGTGGCAGCCATATCCGGCTTTATTGCTGGAACGGGCAGCTCATTAGCCGCAGGAAATAATCTTAAAGATTCGTTGAAAGCGGGTGCTATAGGAGGTCTGGCGGGAGCAGCTTTTACTGGAATCACGCAAGGCGCAAGTGCTTTTCAGAGTACCGCTCCAGCGGCGGGCTCTTCAGCCGCTGCCGCCCCCGTATCTGGGTCGGGAGCTTCTGGGTCGGCAGTTTCTGGCCCCGCTGCCGTTAATGCGAGCACGTTAGCAACGCCTGCTGGTGGCACTGTTAATCTTGGTGCTACGAATTTAGGGATGGCTCCGGCCCAGCAAGGTTTTACCGCAGGTTCAGGCTTACCGGGAACCGTCTCCTTGGCCCCTGCTGTTCAACCGGGCTTTACTGCAGGACCACTAACAAGTGCTCCTATCGCAAGTGCTCCTATCGCAAATGTTGCAAATGCTTCTGGTATTGGGGGGTTGGGGCTGCAGCCTACTACGGGATATGAGGCTTACACGTCTGCTGCTCCACAATCACTTGCGGCCACGTCTGCTGCTCCACAATCACTTGCGGGCACGTCTGCTGGGTTTAACTTAGGTGACGTGTCAGCGGGCAGTGCTCCAATTGATGTTACGGGAACTCAGGGGTGGGGCGCTTCTTCGGGAGCAGGAAGCGCGGCTGAATCAACTCAAGGCTGGTTGGGCCAAGCAGCGGATAAGATTATGCCGAGCCGGATTCAAGCTGCATCTGAAGCCACTAAAATGCAAAGCATAGCCGATAGATTTTATGGAGGTAGTTTAGAGGGCCTTAACCGTGCCATAGCCAATGATACGGCGTCTGCGGCTGTCAATGATTTAGTGATACAAGCTTCAACAAGTTCTTTGATGAATTACGCACCAATGGCTGCCATAGGCGCGGGGGTCATGGGCCTTATGGGCGGTGATCAAGATGCCGATGTTCCTGAAGGTTGGGAAAACATGGCTGCCGGGTTAAGCGGCGGTCGAGAACTTCTTAACAAGTATCCAGATCGTTACGGCCTGAAGTTTGGCGGAGTGAACACCATCTCTACCACTAATCCTTACAGCGCTCCTAATCCTTATACGACTTATACCGCAGCCACAGGCAGCGGCCCCGATGGCGTGGCTACGCAAAACTTTCCACGGAAAAACGGACCCATTAACGGTCCCGGTAACGGCACGTCCGATGATGTCCCAGCCATGCTCAGTGATGGCGAGTTTGTGTTTACGGCCAAAGCAGTCCGCAACATGGGCAAAGGATCACGGCGCAAAGGGGCGAAGAAGATGTATGCCCTGATGAAGAAATTAGAAGGAGCCGCATAATGGCTGACATGACTTACAGCACCCAATATGTCCGCGAAGCGCCGGAAGTCGAAGCGTTTAAACTGGGGATGCTGGATCAGGCCCAAAGCCTTTATAACGCCCCAATGTATTTACCGGCGACAGAAGCGGCTGGACTTTCTGGAACAGAACTCCAAGCAATAGACTTTGCCAAGCAGGGCATTGGTTCTTTTGAGCCTTATATGCAGGCTTCATCCCAAGGCATTGACCAAGGGATGAACCTCACGCAGAAAGGCGCTCTCGCCGCTGGTGGCATTAAAACCGCCGACCAATTCCAAGGTGCACAGGACATTCTGGCTAGAGCCGTTCCACTTTTAGGCAAAGGCATTGGCGGTATTCAAGGTTCAGCACAAGGTTATAGCCCGACGCTTGCCAAAAATTTCATGAACCCCTACCAGCAAGAGGTGACTCGTAGTGGTTTGCAGGAAATGCAAAGACAGGCCGACATCACTAAGCAGGGCAATGCGGCTAAAGCAGTTCAGGCGGGAGCGTTCGGAGGCACAAGAGAAGGCGTGCAACGTGCGGAATTTGACCGTGGTGTTCAAGACTTGATGCAACAGAAAATCATGAAGGATTACGCGCAAAACTATCAACAGGCTCAACAGGCATCGATGCAAGGATTTGAACAGCAACAGGGTAGGCAACTTGCTGCAGGCCAAGCGTTAGGTCAAGCGGGGATGCAGTTTTCAAATTTAGGCCAAGGCATTGGATCGTTAACCGCGCAGCAGGCGGGTGTTGATGTGAATAAAGCTCAAGCGCTTGGAGCACTTGGCGGCCAAATGGGGCAGTTAGGAGCACAATACGGGGCTCTTGGTCAAGCTACGCAACAGCTCGGCGCTGCAGACACTGGGCTGCTTGCAGGTCTTGGCGGTCTTGAAAGACAGGTTGAGCAAGGTCAAATTGATGCGATAAGGGCTACGCAGATGCAAGAAGCAATGGCCCCTTATCAACAACTCGGATTTGTTTCTGACATCTACCGTGGAGCACCCTCGACGCAAATGGCGATGACCGCGCAAAGTGCGCCAAGCGCAAGCCCGCTTCAGTCAGCGGTAGGTCTTGGGGTAGGAGCACTCAGCACGGCAGCGGGCGCGAAAACAGCAGGATTATTTTAAGGTGGGAAAAATGGAAGAAGAAATGTTCCAAATGGTTGATGACGATGAGGTCGAGAATGTCGGCATCATGTCAGGCTTCATGGATGACCTCGAAGAGCTGATGAGTGAATTGGACGTTGACGAAATGGGGAGCGAGGAAGAAGCCGACATGGCTAAAATGATGTCTCGCACACCAGATTCTCCAGAAATCCTGATGAACAACCTTCGTGGCGACATTCGTTCAGTTGACGCTCGGAGGGAAGAATTGGCCGACATGGTGGGTATGCGCGAAGCCGAAGAGACGCCTGAAGGCGTGCTGACGTTACTGCAGTCGGTGTTAGCGCAGGAAGAAGCTGCCCCACCGATGCCAATGGCTCCGCCAATGCCACCACCGGGAATGCCACCACCGGGAATGCCACCACCGGGAATGCCTCCAGAAATGATGGGTGGAATGCCTCCGCAAGGAATGCCCCCACCGATGCCACAAGGTGTTGAATCTATCAGTGTTGATGAAACTATCATGCCTGCAATGGCTTACGGCGGCCCTGTCCAAAATTTTAACCGAGGGTCCGGTCAGATGGGCGTGACTCCTGCAACTGACGCTTTTGCGGCGTACCCGTCTGATGTTGTCCAAGAAGCACAAAGAAG